ACCGTTTTCCCCTCCACCGAGGGGGGTCATTTGGGTAATTATCGTTAATGCTGGTAAATTATTTAAACCTGGATTAGATCCGTAATTTAAGTTTGAGTTAATCGCATTAAAATTAAGTTTGTTGTTTGTATACTGTGCATTTGTATTGGTTCCTATTGTTGGAACATACCCATAATTATATTGATTTCCTCCATTCCAACAAGGGTTGTATAAAACTAAATGTGCAGGATCAATACCAAGCTTAGTTGTTTTGTAAAACACTTCTGATTGTACTGTTGATACAGGCCCCCACTGTTTAGGCTTCTGCTTTGGGTCACCACGATAATATTGCCCTACAATCAAAGACATTAGCTAAGACCTGTTATTTTTTGACCGCAATAAATAGCTGACCAAGTAAGAGTATACGAACTATCTTCGTTACCCATCCCAACATCAAGGTAATCGAAATCATATACTTTTATGTTATCAATTACTGTATTGCCTGCATCACACGCTATAGTTTTAGCATATGTATTTACAGTACTTTCTGTTGTTCCATCATCAGCAGATGTTCGCAAATGCAGGATTGCATCTCCGGTAGCAGACGCATTAAACGTAACGGATATTTGTAAGTCTACCCATTGAAATAGCTCGTCAGTACCAGCATTGAGCACAGTGCCACCAGTATCAGATGCCCATTCAATGCTCGATGCTGCAACTGATTCTGCTGATTCAATTGTTTGATTAGTTAATTTAGTTAACCCAATTGCCATTATGCCACCTCAATCAGACCGGCTGCCAGATAAGATTCAGCTAAGGCATTGAATTTATCCTCTGTTGAAACTACATAAGCAAGCTCAGATTCACTGATAGAAGAATCTGTGTCAATCGCCGTCCCAATTGTTGAATTAGTAATAACTACTTTCGCCATATCAAGGATTCTAACTTGGCCTGCCCAAATGGCCTTAGCGAACGCGAGATCTGTTGCATCAGGTGTTGTATCTTCTAAAACCACACGAGCATGTTCATAAAAATAATATTCACAGCGATCTTGGAATGGTTTATTGTTTGCCATTGTTTGACGTTTAATTGAATCTGCCATAATATTAATTCCTTTTAATTAAACTTTTTCTACTTCAAGAATTATTGAATAAAAATCTCCAGCAGTATGGCCAACAGTAGTAAAGAGAATATCTCCTGTTACACCTGTTCCAGCATTATTATGTAAGCCTCCAAACCAATGGAAGTCAATTTTAGTAGATTTACCAGAACCAAGAAAATAAGCTGGGACATTCGTTGTGGCATCCCACCATAATTGAACTGACATGCCTTCAGTTGTGTACCAGATGTGAACAATTTTAACTTTTTCAGGAGAACCAAGAAGTTCACTTACATCAATTTTCTTAACTAATGATTCTCCTGTTCCATCAGAAATGTTTGTAAATTTTAAAATGGCTCGTTTACTGCCATCGAAAATTGTTTGACTTGTTACTGTATCAGCCATAATAAAATCCTTTAACTATATTCGTTATCCGAACCAATACGATCACTTTCATAATGAAAATCAATTTCAAGCAAAGCAACATCGGAAGCATAGTCATCTGTTCCACCAGTTCCAGTAGCATCACGAAAAACTCTGCAAAGCATCATAGCTGATACACTGTCAATTCCAGTCATACTGATTGGCGTAAGTTCAGTTAGGTAATGTTTGTTTGCAACAAGAGTTTCATCTGGCATAGACGTGTCGCCGTAAATGATTGTCGTATTTCCAAAAGAAGAATCAATTGCGGCAACAGTATATTCTAATCCCCAACTAACTTTTTGTCCTGTGGTTCCTTTTACTGTTGGAGTCCAATGAACATGTGGATTCAACGATGATTCATATTTCCATCCATGAGGAAGCTGTACCATAAAATAAAGTTCTTCCTCAGTTGAAGCATCAAAAAGGTAACTAAAAACTCCTTGGGACCCTGAACCATTATCGAAAACTTTACCGAGATCTGGATCTTTAGTGCCACCGAGTTTTGTTGATAAAACTGGAACACGCAAATCATCCCAAACGGTATCAGATAAAGTAATACCATTAGAACGAAGCTCTAATCCAGAACCAATTTTAATACCGTTGGGAAAATTTGTTAATGTCATGATAGTCACAGAGAAATACTAAGAAGATGAAGAAAGTGCAACAGAACCAACATTTTCCACAATAGTTCCATTACCAGATGAATCAAAATAAACAATTAAACACTCGTTAGCAGCATTTAATGTTGCAATATCATTTGTTCCGTCAAACGTTCCTGAAGTTAATGTTAATGTATGTGCAGCTGTTCCAGAAGCACTTGTGTCTTTAACAACAAAAAGTCCTTGATGGTTTGTGGAATCAGCAATAGTTGCAGCAACAACCACTGTGGCATGATTAAGTTCAACCGATTGGACGCCAGTGGTAACTGCACCAGATTCAGTTAATTCTTGAACTCGAGCAGAATCATCGCATGCTTTATTTATTTCTGCCGGAGTCGCTGTAATTGGAACTTCTGAACCATGAGCTCCGACAGCAAGAACTTCTGCAGAAAGATTTGTAAAATTAGTATAAGTCATAAAAAGATTTCCTTATAAAAATTAGATAAGGGAAAACTCATGTCAACCCTTATCCAGTTTGTTCAAACAAAGAACACTAACTATTAAGAAGCTCCAGGAGATCCGAAGATTCCTCTCGGATCAGACCAACCAAACGAACAACGAAAAGTTGCTTTGAATTTTGCATTCTCTGTATCGAAGTCATTCTCAGTTCCAAATGCATCAGCTCGACGTTCCATGTACTTCAGACCGTCTGGACAATTGGTTGAGATGAACCAAGCGTTAGCATCAGTCAAATAATGATTAACCTTAACTCCACCAGGGAATTTCTTGGATGCTTTAAGAGCATTAAGATCATTGTTTGCGGTTCCAGATTGGCCAACAGATTCAAGGATTCTCATTGCATCAAACTCAAGATTAGACGGAATGATAAGCTTCTGAGGCATAATGGCGATCTTAAGACCACGATCAGTTTTAAAATCTGCAATATCAATACAAGCTTGTTCAAGAGCAGCTTCACTCAAATCGGCAGCGGTGGAAAGTTCGTTGCGCCAGGTGCCACCAGATTTATTAGGATGGTCAGTAGCACAGAGTTCTTTCCCATCAGATTGAGCACCCATAGTGTAATCAGAGTTGAAAGCACGATTAAGAACATTGGCAGCAATAATTTCTTTGGTCTGCCTGATAGAAAAAGCAAGTGCATTAGCTCTTCTGAGAGCAACAGTTACAGCAATACCATCTTCGTACATCTCACGAGTAATGATAAAACCAAGACCATAAGTGACATGTGTATATCGACTAATGAAACCTTGCTCTGTGTCGTCGTAAGCGATTCCAGCGCCTTCCGTTTTAACAGCGGCCAGGCCCATTCCAGTTACACCAACTTCTTCCTCAAATGCTCGATTAGAATTTCCCTTTTCAAAAATATCCAGATATTCGATTGGATATTCTTTATATTTAGTTCCAAACCAAGTTTTAACACCCGGCACTAGATCTTTTGCAAAATTACTGGTAGTAATAACACCCATAATAAAACTCCTTAAACGTCAGTAGAAACAGTTAGACCAAGTTCATGTTCGCCAATAAGAACTTCCCATTTAGCATGATCACCAAGAGCATTGTCTTCACGATCAACAAGACGAAGAATCCGACATTGCCCAGCTGTATCTGTTCCGGTGTCGCTTGAATCAAGTTCCATTGCAGATTTGCCTGTGGTGGTAGAACCTGTACCAACAACAATATTGGTTGACAAACCAACCATTGCGGCAGTAATAGAATTACCAACAGAATCTTCCTGGATTTCAAAAATTACCTGCGGATCATCTACAACAAGACAATACATTGCGGTTGATGCTGCACGATATTTCATACCAAGATTATCCGGATTAGCCATCATATGAGGAGTTGTACCAAACCCAACAATGACACCACGAATAGAATCACCAGCGGCAGCCTGAGCTACAGAAGGGAATTTACCCGTTGCGTCAGCAGATCCGGCAGATTTAACTGCATCACCGATGAAAGTTGCCGTTGAATCACTTGATGGAATATAATAAACGTTTGCCTTACCATTCCAAGGAGATCCATTAAGATGTTTAATAGGTTTAAATCCGCGATGGATATCAGAATTTGCCATAATTTAAATCCTTTAAAAAATTTTATCTAATTTCAATTTTACCTGAGAGACCATTATGATCCTCTACAGAAGAGTTTCGTTTAATTTGATTCTCTACTTTAGTGATTTCAGCTTGACTGGCAGCAATATCTTGTTCATAAATCTCTTCTGGAATTTCCATAAGAATTGCTCGCTGACCACCTCCAACATGAGGATTAGTTCCACTGCCCATAGATGTAGCTCGACCAAGTTTATCATCACCAGCTTCACCAGCGCCAGTAACAATATCCCAGCCAGCATCCTTAAACATTTGAATTCGGTCTCCCTTATCATTAACAAATCGGCGCACGAATCCGACTCTTTTCGGTGCAGTTAAAATGTTCCGTGTTCCTAACGGGATTCGTTTGCGGCTTGCTTGAGTTGTTTGCTTTGCTTTGCTATCTGTCATTTTTTATCCTTGAAGTTTTGCTATATCTTTAATGTATTGTTCTTCTGTCATGATGCCGGCCTGAGAAAACTGACGCATAATTGCAAGTTGATCCTGCGTAAGATCGGCTTTGGAAAAACTTGGTTTTTGTCCAGATGGTTTTGCTGCTTCAACAGGAGATGCCGGACCAACTGGCTTAGGTTTACTCTGAGTTTGTTTAGCAACATTAGCCAAAGTTGTTTGCTCAACTGATTCAGATGGTTTTGATTCTTCAAACTTTTCTGGAAAAACTTCAATGACTTTATTTCGAACCAGGGAGTAAATTCGTTCCGGAGGAGCACCAACATATTGTTGTGCAACGGTGTCAGCATATTGTGCCATTTCAGAATCGGTTAGATACCATTGATTATCTTTAACCCAGGAATCAAACACCGGATTAACCGATTGAGTTTGTGGGATTGGTTGGTTGAGATTCTTTTGAATAATATCAATTTTTGAATCAATCTCATCAACTTTATCTACATCAGCAAGTTCGACTGCTGCTCGTTTTTCTTTCCTTAAAGATTCAATTTCAGCTTGTTTCGCAGCAAGATCAGCCTGATATACGCGTTCGTTATGTTCTTTAAGTGCATCAATGGAAGATTGTAAGTTAGTAAGCTGACCTTTGAGAGTATCGTTCCGTTCTTTCATCGAATTTTGGATCTCTCTAGACCGGAGGATATATGTTGCTGCATCAACTGCATTTGGTCCTGCGTGATCTGCATTCCAACCGAGCTGAGTTGCCAGAGATTCAACACTTTGAGAATCGTTAGAATCATTGGTTTGATCAACAGTATTTTCTTCTGTTGTTTGAGAATCCGGCTGAGAAGATTCATCAGTCTGATTATTAGTATCGTCTGTTATGTTAGTCTCACTGGAACTTTCAACCGGATCATTTGAGGTTTGCTCGGGTTCACTATTTGATTCTGCAATAATATCTTCTATAAATTCTTCTGGCATAATAAAACTCCTTAGTTAGAAAATCAATCGAGCGAGAATATCATTATCATTAATGAGAACATAATCCTGATCATCTTGGCCTTTCATAGCAACTCCGGCATAGCGAGCGTAAGAAACTTTATCTCCAACTTGAGCCCAGTTATGGTCATCAATATCGTTCCAGGCAGATTGGCCTATGGCGATAACGGTGCCAATTGTGGCGGCTGCTTGCTCTTGATCACGAGTTGTGTCTGGAAGATAGATTCCACCAGCGGTTTTTTCCTCTACTTTTTCTGGAAGTACGAGAACATGACCACCGGTTGGGATTATGCCAGATTCATTAAGATAATTAAATTCTTTGCTCATTGATTGATCTCCTAAATAAAAAGATTGCTTATGTTTATTCTTCAAAGCTAATGTTAAGTAATTGGTTAAGACCTTCTATTTGGCCTACAAAATAATTAGTTTTACCATGAGTTTCCTCGGCAGAAAAACTAATTGTTGCTCCTTCTGAGAGCTGAAGTTTTAAATGTTCAACAGCGTTTTTAATTTCTTTAAAAATTTCTTTTGTAACTGGATGTTCTTTCCATTCGTCAAATGATTCCTTAGATAATGACATGATAATGATAAATCCTTTTAATATTATTCTACAATTTGCCAATCTTCTGAAAGTATATCTGTTTGAGACGCGAACCACGGAACTAAAACTTTTGGTGCCAATGGATTTATTGTTTGAAGTTTTGTTGTATCAATATAAATGTACGGATGGGTCATTTTTGATTTATCATCAGGAAACTGTATTTTAATAAATATTCTTTTTCCATTCCAACCAGCTCGTGCTACTTTCTTTCCATCTTTCATAGCTTCTATTGCTTGACCGAAATTCATTTTAATTATTCCTCATCGTTTTGATTATTTGTTTTCAGGCCGTATTCTCGACCTAGATTAAGTTGTTTTACCATTTCTTGATTTCTCTGATTTGCTTGAGATTCTAATTTTATTCGTTCGGTTTCTTCTTTGTTTAAATTCATTCTTTGATTCTCGATCTGATTTGCTTGACCTAGTTGAATTTGATTAAGAGTCTGAGCTGACTGAAGTCCGAGTTTGCGAGCATCATTCTCAATACCAGCTTGTTTTCTGATTGGCTCCATAGATTCCGATTGTGCTTTAGCATAATTAAGCTGGGTTTCAGATTGAAGTTTTTCAATTTTCGCTTGAAGCTCTTGCATCTCGAGTTGGAGTTTTTGAAGCGATAATTGCTCAGTTGGATCAGCTTGTTCTTGGTCTGGAAATAGAGCTTCAATGTTATCAACTTCCATTGCCATTAGATAACGCCGCAAGATTTCCATATCGTCCAATCCTTGACCACGTAAATCAAGCATTGCCTTGGCTTTCATTAGGCGTTGAATCATTGTGTTAGAATGCGGATCGGCAACTGGTATGATATCGAAATCGGCTGAATTAAAATCCGCTTGAATATTTGCTTCTGGATCATCTAACACAGTTGAATATGTCATCTGATCAAGATAAAGAGCATTTAAACGTCTAATCTTAACGAACTCTTTATATAGAGATCGATAGATTCGTTTATGGATCGCAGAGTATACTTGGAGGCCTTGTTCAATTAGAGCTAACACAGACTCAGCCGGAACATTGGCGCCAGGAGAATTGCCTGCTAAAATTTCTGTCATTCCTGCTAATTCTTTTCCACTATCAATTAGCATACCAAGAAGAGAAAAAAGAGTTGAAGATGGTTCTCTGATTGGCATCGGGAAAACATTTTTACGAAGATCATCTCCGGTGCAATCTACTGGTTTCCATTCTCCAGATTTAAGCTGAAGAGACTTGCCGCGACCAAGACGGAGACCGCGCCCAAGAAAACCTGATTGACGATTCGATAAAGTTCCAGCATCTAAAAGTTGGTTAATGATAGTGTTGATTGCAGAATTGGTTGACATGAGTAAAGAACCAAATCCCATCCCATAAAAACCACCATCAACGGATGGCATGAATAGATAACGAGTGAAGTAATGTTCTGGGATGATTTTAATAATAGAATCATTATCACCTCTAATAATTCCATCCGAAGCAAATCTTGGAGCAATCCGGACAAGCTTTTGAGATTGCTCATGAACAGTTACAATGTAAGGTTCTTGATAACCGTCGCCATCGAGATCATACCAACGATGTTGTTCAAGGAAAAGATGTGGTGTGTCTTCATCAGTGTCAGAGGTTTTATCTGATGTTGCTTGCCCGAGTTCAGCGATGTCGAACTTGGTAAAAACGCCAGAATTGATTCGTTCAACGATTTCATTATGATAAAGATAGATTCGATGAGTAATGCGTGGAGCGCGTTCAAGAGATTCGGCAAAATAATTAATAACCAGATCATCAGCGAAAACCATTTGAGAAACATTACGACGTTCGATAGAGTCGAAGTAAGATTTCTTAAAAGCACATCCGATTGCTGGGAGAGTGAAAAGAAGTTGATCAACTCCTTCCTCCCAGTCTGGCATTTCATTAAGAACTTGGAATGACATGAAATCAGCTATTCGTTTAGCGCGATTACATTTGATATTATCTGGATCGTTTCCAATTACTTTGCTCTTAACAACATCGTTACCTTTGACGATTTCTGGGTATGCTCTGGCAGCGAATTGGATACAAGAGTTGATGATCAGAGGATATTTAACATTAGCAACAACTTCACCAGCATAAGTTTTCTTTTTAACAAGGAGTTTAACGAGGTCAATGATTTGTTTGTTAAGTTCTTCCCATTCAGAGCGAGTAGCGAGATCAATCTTGTAACCTTCAAGGACTTTGGTTGTGATGTCTGAAATTGTTTCTTGAGATTGCTTCTCAGCAATGTTGGTAACGAGTACAAGAGCCTCAGCCCGAAGGACTTCTTTTTCAATGATTGGAAGATCACCTTGTGTGATATCGCTTTCTATTGGCGCAACAATATCTTCGATTGGTTCTTCTGTGGCCCAGACAGGTTGATCTGGAGAGAAGTCGTCTAAAACAACGGATTGATTTTGATCCGTTGTCATTGCTTTTCCGGTTGTGCCACTTCCACCAGTTATATTATTTAATATGTCTTCAATGGCCATATGATTAGAGCTCACTTTGAGTTAATTTTCTTTATATTGTTTTGTTAAAATGTTGAACAAAATTGATTCATTTTTGTTGAGTTAAATTAATTTTATCGGAAATAATCTTGTAATGTTTGTTGTGGTATTTGTTGTAAAAGACCTTCGTTAATTATACCTGCTCCAACATTAGTCCAACCTTTAACTGGAGATGTAAACATTGTACTTTGTCCGAGAGCTTCGTCGAGATAATTTAATCCAAGACGTTTACCAACTTTTCCACCTAAATAACCTCCAGCAACATTTAAACCTGCTTGTGAAATAACTTGACCAAGTTCTTCCGAAGTTAATTTTGGTTTTTCTTTAGATCTTCTATTAGCTGATTCTTGTCCAAGAGTAGTAATACCTTCACCTAAAGCATAAGAGAGTGTTGGATTAAGAGCTTTATTAACAACTTTACCTGATGCAATATTAGCTAATGTCATAGGAAGTATTCTTGCGCCTTGTTTAATTGCAAACTTTGGTTTTGTTACTAACATACCTATTTGTTTTAAAATACCTGCTTTGTTAAATTTATCTTGTTCAGTTTGATATTTTTTAGTTTGAAATGATTGTAGAAACTTTTTAGATTGTTCTGGATCATAACCAAGAGAAAATAAACCTTGGCGAACTTTTCCACGAGAAACTAAATCAGCTAAGCCAACAGCAGTATCACCAACGTCTATTATCCCTTGACCTAAAGCAAGAGCGGAATCTTTTAAAATAGGCATGGTTAATATCCTGTAATAGAATTTGCTTCAACTTCTTGATAAATGTCTGATTCTTCCCATGCAAAATGTTCCCAATAAGGTTTCGATATTGCACGATCAAGTCCAGACATAATGAGATAACGTGTGCAGTCCATGAGATGATCTTTGTCTTTAACAATCTTACCATTCTCATCTCTACGATAAAGTCTGAACTCAGAGAACCAGTTAACCATAGATTTGAAAACTTTAAGTTTATTGGTTGAAAGCATTTGCCATACTTTATATAGTCCAGCTTCAACAGACTTGTTAGCATTAGAAAGATCTAATCCACAATCTCTGACATAAATGTCAAAAAGATTTTGGCCATCAATCTGAGATCTCCCGTGTGCTGCTGAGTCAATTACACCTGGAATCCAAGCACCGCGAGATTTAACACCTTCTGCAAACATGAGCGGTTCTACCTGGCCTTGATATTGCTCAGAATAAAGATAAGTTATATTACTTGCTGGATCTGTTGCTGCCCAAACTGCGGCATTCTTTTTCCAGCCAACGTCCA